GTTTGCGGATACAAAAACACGGATAGACCTTAAATGTCCAAAGGTGTATAAATTAGACTTTATGATATATCCTATATATTTTATTTATCCACGTATGTAGGCAATCCATATTTTTGTATCCATACACGTATTTAGTTTGCGGATACAAAAACACGGATAGACCTTAAATGTCCAAAGGTGTATAAATTAGACTTTATGATATATCCTATATATTTTATTTATCCACGTATGTAGGCAATCCATATTTTTGTATCCATACACATATTTAGTTTGCGGATACAAAAACACGGATAGACCTTAATAAAATTGAAAGGTCTTTTTTGATTTGATTTTATGACATCAAATCAATAACAACAACCAAAACCGAAGCAAAGGCAAAATGTCACAACAAGTCACCTGCGTACAAGATCTCCATATTCAGTCCGGGACAAACGAATTTGTGGGTTCTTTCGAGAATATCAAGAGTATCTTCATCCAACGTCTCCCAAATTCATTGGAAGACAACGATCTGAGGTACATATTCGAAACACAATTTCCTCTCGGCCAAATTGAGAGAATCGACTATGCGGTGAAGAAGCAATCGGCAGAGCGTAATCAATTCTCTCAATTTGTCCGAGATGGAATCGCATTTGATGCGAACAAGCACTTCGCATCAACATCCAATGAAAAGCCAGGATCAAAGCCTTATAAGATGTGTTTCATTCATTTCGAGGAGCCTATTGCTCAAGGCGGACGTTCTGACGCTGTGAATATATTCTACGATGCATTGCGCGCCAAGGAATTCTACGATTATCCAGTTGAATCATCTGGTAAAAGATCATTCTTGAGAATCCGTGAGAACAAGACACCCATTCCTACGACGACCATGAATGTCGATCAAATTGCCGCCGGATTGATCGATGTCGATAGTCGAGTTTCGGCACTCCAGACACATGTTCAGACTGTGGAGGATCGTTTTGATGCTGACTATGAGTTTCACCAAGTTTATCAAGAATTTCTAAGACAAAAGGTCGAAGACCAAGGTAAGATAATCGAAGAACTTCAAGAACAGGTCGCGCTATTGATGGCGACTCTCGAGAAGAAAAATGCATAAATATACAGAGAAAAAATGAGAAAAAAAATGAGAAAAAAAATGAGAAAAAATAGTAAAAATAATAAACTATTCGTAAAAACAAATACACAACATGTGTATTTTTTTCATCCACCCCCGTAGAACACATAAAATTGATACCTTTTACTAAAAAATATATCAATACCATAAACACAAACCATGAACTCAACCAAGATCCCAAACGAAATTATTTCCAAGATTGTGGAATATGTTTCCGAAAATATAGGATTCGATTATCGATACCATCGCTATAAAAAATCATGGGGGTTTTCCTATAATAAAAGCAACAAAATAGTCGCTATGATGGATGATTTAATCACCAATAAATGGTACATACGAAAATACTATGATATGTCCAAACCGGAAAATAAAAAATTTGAAAAATTGCCTAATTTCAAGCTATTGATTATTGGCTACGGAACAAATCCTCTCGGATTAGTATGTTACACGCCCGTCGATAGTACATTGAATGCAAATACAAATACCAATACAAATATAAAAGTTAGTATTTTCACAACTGTGAATGGTCATACAACTATCGGGTTGTTTCGTAATAAATTTTCCGTCGAAAATATGTTTTACAAGATTTTCATAAGTTGTGACAAATAATTATCGTATCCTACAGTTTTCTGAAAAAGTAAAATTGAATCATTTTACTTTTTTCAATTTTACATAATAATACACATAAACACATAAATGAGTCCAACCATTTACAATATACATAATGCTGTCCATAGAGAAAAAATGGCCGCGTTCGATTTTGATTGGACCCTGGTAAAACCTACCAGAGGTAAAAAATTTCCGACCAATATCGACGATTGGATATGGTTATATCCCGCCATTCCGGAAAAAATCAAAAAATATTACGATGATGGATATATGATCGTTATCTTTACAAATCAATCCAAATCATGGAAACATGAACAAATACAGATGGTTGCAAGGACATTGTATATCCCTATTTTCATAGTCGTCGCAACGGATAAATGCGAATACAAGCCAAATACTATATTATTGGATCTTTTACTGGGGGATAATAAAATCGATAAGGGCGAATCCTTCTTTGTGGGAGACGCCTTGGGAAGAGCATCCGATTTTGCGGATAGTGATAAAGTATTCGCCGAAAATATTGGTGTTCGATGTTATTCTCCTGAACAAATGTTTTGCCGACAATAGAATCCGCATTATTTTCATTATTTTTATTTTCATCTATGAGATTTCGTTTTTCTATGGATTTTTCTCACTTTTCTAGTAGCATCTCGTCTTCTACCACCATACGCAAAATAGTCGTCTTCATATCCAATATTATCAGCGATTTCGGTTATTTTAGCCTCGATCAATTCGCCTTCATCTGGAAACTTGCCCAATAAATAATTCTTCAAATTTTGTCTCCTATTTTGTGTCCTTTTTTCATCAGACTCTTCGGGTGTAAATGCGTTCTCGCCACCATGTTTATGTAATTTATACCAGTCTTTGATATATGCTGGTATCATTTTTTCGGGATTCGCTGATATAACATCGATTATTTGTTCATAATTTTTATGATCAGCGGGTTTATTACCCTCCTTGGTAAGTGCCTCTGTAATGGGTTCTTCAAAGGACAAAAATATTCTTTCTAATGCTCCACCGGCACATGTGATACCTTGAGGTCCATTATACGCGCGGGTACAACCTTCTGTAAATGATTTCATATAGGAATTTTTGAAATCGCTAGGTTGAAGTTTCACATATTCTATTGCTAAATAATACAATTCGAGTTCGTGTGGAGGTTTTTCATCATATTTCAACCCATTTAATCGAGAAACCATTATTCTTTCTAGATTCTTTCGTTGTTCTCTTTTTTCATCCTCTTTAGCGTCGCTTTTATTTATGAGATCAAGTAATGAATCGGCGATATATTTCGGAAAAATCGAAAAGCCTGGGTACTTGATATCCCCCAATTTTTCTCTAAAATTATGATTTAATTTTTCATAATTGATCTTTGCCGCTTTTTGATGAGGAGCGTGTGCATTCACCTGTTGTTGTCGTTGTATTATTTGAGCGTCTATAAATTGTGGCTTATTTTCTTGAGCTATAGGACAATGTTCAAATATTCGATCCGAATTTGTTACTCTTCTAACATTCCACATACGAATCGACTGGTTAAATGCGGCGCAACCTCTAAACATAACACTCATAGTAGTTACTCTGGAAACATTCCACTGGTCAAGTGGTTGGTTAAAATTGGTACAATTCATAAACATTCCGTCCATATTTTCTACATTTCCAACTTTCTGATCCCAACCATTCAAAGGTCGATTAAAACTGGTACATCCGCTAAACATGTACTGCATTTTTTTTACTTTGGATACAACCCATTTATTGAGTGACCTATTGAAACTAGAACAGTTATGGAACATATAGCTCATATCTTCAACATCGGTTACAGTCCATTCGAGTATTCGATCAAATTTTGTACATCCTCTAAACATTTGGCTCATATTTTTTACTTTGGATACATCCCATTTATTGAGCGACTGATTGAAGCTAGAACAACCACTAAACATTCCACTCATATTTTTTACTTTGGATACATCCCACTCATTGAGCGACTTATTGAAGCTAGAACAACCACTAAACATTTCACTCATATTGGTCACTTTACTTACATTCCACGATCCAATGTTTTGATTAAATGTGACGCATCTACTAAACATCCCTTTCATTTTTTTGACATTACTGACATCCCATTTATCAATGGGTTCATTGAAAGTTGAATCACTAAATAATTCGGACATATCAGTTACATTACTAACGTCCCATTCGTTTATAGATTTATATCGTAAATTTTTGTCTAAGAGATGATAATCTCCTTCGGTGTAATACTTGACATATTTTCGTATATTTTTATCGGTAATCGCCGTCATTATATATATATGGCCATATTTTTCTAAGAATAACATATAAGGTTCGGAATCGAAAAATATCATAAAAATGAAATCGAAAACCCCCAGAAAAACCCGACGCCATCATCGATATCAATCCGAACAATGCAACGATTCGATGACTTTCCAAGAATGCGAATTAGCCATTTTGCGCCATGCCGTTGATACCAATGAAAAAGCCAAGGGTCAAAAATTGGCGAGCGGCGACGAAATCAAAAAAATGATCGAAATCGTCGAGGATTTTTTGGTCGAAAAAAAATGTGTGTGTTATGGCGGAACAGCCATCAATAATATTTTACCTAAATACGCCCGATTTTACGACCCCGAATACGAAATTCCCGACTACGATTTTTTCTCACCCGACGCCATCGCTCATGTCAAAGAATTGGCCGACCGTTTCTACGAAGCGGGATATGCCGATGTCGAGGCCAAATCCGGCATACATCATGGCACCTATAAAATTTTCGTCAATTTCATTCCCATGGCCGATATTACCAGTATGAACGGCGACCTGTTTGATTCCCTCTCCAAGGAGGCCATCTCGATCGCCGGAATCAAATACGCGCCCCCCAATTTTCTACGTATGGGAATGTATTTAGAGCTTTCTCGCCCCGAGGGGGACATTTCCCGGTGGGAGAAAGTTTTCAAACGCATGGCCCTTTTGAATCAATATTACCCTCTGAAAGTGAATTACGATTGTTTAGCCATCGATTTCCAGAGAAAAATGGACGAAAATACGGACGAATCCGCCGCGATCTACATACTCGTGCGTGATGCCCTGATCGAAATGGGTGTCGTATTTTTCGGTGGATATGCTTTTTCACTCTATGCCAAAGATATGCCCGACGCGGGTAAGCGTTTCACCAAGAAGGCACCTGATTTCGATGTTTTATCGGAAGACGCCGAAAAGACCGCTATCATTGTGAAGGAGCGTTTGACCGATGCGGGGTATAAAAAGATCCGGCTCATCACACATGAAGCGATTGGTGAAATCATTCCGGAGCATATTGAGATTCGGTACGGCGACGATATTATTGCGTTTATTTATAAACCCATTGCCTGCCATAATTATAATACGATCAGAATCGGGAACCAAGAGGTCAATGTGGCGACAATTGATACAATTATGAGTTTTTATTTGGCGTTTATTTATGGCAACGCTGCTTATTATTACGTAGATCGTATTATGTGCATGGCGAAATTTCTCTTTGAATTAGAGCAAAAGAATCATTTATCACAGAAGGGGCTTTTACGCCGATTTGGGATGAAATGTGTGGGGAAACAGGCGACCATGGAGAGTATTCGCGCGGAAAAAACGGCCAAATTCACAGAATTGAAGATGAAACGGGGATCCAAAGAATACGACGAATGGTTCTTGAAATATACTCCTGGCCAAGACAATAGCCGTTTTGCAAAACCTCTTGTTTTAAAAGAAGAAAAAGAAGAAAGGACCAAGAAAAACAAAAGTAGGTCCAAGAAAAATAAAGCCCGGTCCAAGATTTTTGGGGTTTTGGGATTGTGATAAAATATGCAAAATAAAATATGCATATTTTATAGAATAGAAAACAATGATAAATACAAGAAGACCTAAAAAATGTAAAAAATATAAAAAATGTAAAAATAAAACAAAAAGAAAAAGGTATATCGGTGGTGGAAAATGTAATCACCGCGAATTTACCGAAATGGTTTCAAAAGAAATAGTAAATTATTGGGGGGATCAACCGTGGAATTCGACTCCATTAACCGAATATTTTGAAATTCAAGAATCTAGAAGAGGTGAAAAAATAGCAATACAACATCATCCTGTAATATTGTACATTATTACAAAATATAAAAAACCGATAGTTGATGCATTGCAATTTTATTGCACCGAAAAAAACAATAATATAGGAAATGTGGAAATATACAAAGACATTTTACAGAAGTACAACCAATTCATAAAAACCAACGGTCCAGGCCATTTGTCCGAATTCATTGTACAAATGGAAAATGAATGGCCAAAAAATCCAAATAAACTCCAGCCAAATATGTTTCATTTGTTCATGCTTCATTATCATATAAATGACCCACTATACCGTCAATTGAATAGTCTCCAAGATCCAGGATTATCAAAACAAGAAAAATGGAAAACATACATTTCATTATTTACTGGATTGGATCCATCAAATCGTTTTACAAGACTGCCCTTACCTTATCCATTATTGGATGTATTTGCTTTGGGAAGCGGTCATGATATGGATCTAGATAGACGCGCGGGTATTATAGCCGAACGGTGTATTCGTAATCGCAAAATAAAAAGAGTACATACGATGGATGGTCACGGGAGATTTATATGCAAATTGATTGAACAATTATTGCACAGAGATCCTCATTTTTTTATAAATCGCCAAGAATTTGATATATTTGTTTATGACATAGATAAGGAAACTCACCTATGGCATCAATCTACAATGCCAGAGGGTTCGAGTAAATTTGGTAACATTTTCGACTTTTTTGATGAAGACCCAGACCTAAGCGAAAGTTTATATTATTTCAATTTTAGTGGATTACAAAAACAGCATGACCGCGTTTTGCGAAGTTTTGAAATCGTAAAAATGTTAGAAATATTGGACAATATAGTCGTATCCTTTTACACAAAACGAGGGGCTGATGTAAGTGATGACGATTCAACTACGGCATCTATATTGATTGCAAAAATACTAAGTGTTACACATAAACCAAATATTTTACGAAAGGTTACTGATCGTGAAGATTTTGTAACAATTGGAACTGGAGTTGGATTGGATTATTCAACTATTTTGAGAAAGTAAAAATTACTAAACAGCAGCCACCGTATTTGCCAACGATTGCATACTATAAACAATCGATCCGAAACAGGCGCTCTTCAAAATGAGTCCCATAAAATTAATATTTCCATCTTCGCTATAGACTTTCATGAATCCGAGGTATCGGCGAATAAGACTATTGATAATGGGCATTTGAAACACGAAAAACAGAACAGCGACCAAGATGGGTATTTGTAATTGACTAAAGGTATCGGTTGCAACTTGGGTTCGTTGTTTTGTGCGTTCGTGTTTTTTCATGGCTTCTTCACTGGCATATTCGTATTCGCGAATATAGTCGGAATTGAGTTTAGGTTTAGGAACATAGTTGGGTTGGATTTCTTGGTCATTTTGGTACTCGATGGTATTCATGGGAATATCACGTGAGGGGAGTCTGTACTGTTGTTGTTCTTGGTGTATTTGCGGTTGGTGCATAGGTTGGTGCATGGACCCTGGACCGCCTGGACCGCCTGTACCCACTCCCGCACCGACACCTAGGTTCGGATCATAGGTGACAGAACCCTGTTGAACAAAAGTATTCTCTTGGCCTCTTTGTGCGGAAGCCTCCGGAAAAGGAATTCCCGCCGGTGGTTGAGGAGGGATACCATATGGATTAGGATGAATGTTGAGTGGTGTATAATTGTTTTGCCCTGGACCCTGACCGAAACCTTGGCCTTGGCCAAACCCCGGTTGTTGGATTTGGGTGGTTATATTTTCAGGTAAATCCGCGATGCGTGTCGAATATTCGGCCATCTATCTACTATCTACTATTTTTTCCTATACATTTATGAAATATGCTAAAGATTTCATAAATAACGCGCAATAAAAAATATATTGATTCAATATATAATTCCCTAAAATGTTTTCGACTACTTATCCTATTATGCCTCGCGACCAAGCGCCCACCATTCGCCCCACATTTTTGATGGGGCCCGTTTCATCGAGGGTCGTTCGTACCCCTCTTTTTGGAGACAATTCGCTCGTTTATTACAAACCCGCATCCAATAGTTCGGTGGGGCTGGGATCGGTCGGAACCGTTCGTAATTCGCGAAGAACGGCGAAACGGATTTGATCTTGGATTACGATGAAAAACTGATCAACCCCGAATTTATGTCGCCGCCTAGAGGTGGTGCCGAAATATCTATGACCCGTTTCTTGGATTCATCGCATTTTTGATGACTCGAAGTATATTGATAGCATTTGTTATCGACCTTGTAGATCTTACCATCGACATCACTTAAAACGGGGCCATTGAAAACGATACAGTTTTTATCCTTACATACTTTGCGGAAAAGGGTGGCTAAACCCAAACCCAATAGTATCGAAATTAATATTTTACCGAGAGCTGTGGTGAGGAGACGGCGGAAATTCATTGGTCTGGACTATATAATGGTGTGATATTATTTAGGTTCGATGATGTTTTCGCGACTTTTTATTGGAATTTTTACGATGCACCGATTTCCGATGCTTGCGTTTTGTGCCTCCTCGTTTGAACTTATTTTCATCTAAAAAAGACAACATTTCGCTACTTTTTAAAATAATACCCATTAATTCAATTTGAAATCTTACTTTTTTCATCACTTCACTATCAACTAATTCAACTAATTCTCTATCTTTTTTATTATGTTTTAAATGATTATAATGATTTTTTAATTCAGCTAATTGTTTTTTTAAACTTTTATAATCTTCATATCTTTCATATGGTTTTCTTTTTGGGCCTGTATTATCTTTTATTAACTCTAAATATTGTTCCATTGCTGCAATAGTAACTTCTTCATCGGGGGTCGGACTTCTTGAACTCATTTTTTCTAATAATATATATTATATCATATCATTATAAATTATCCTTGTGCCGGAATCTTGGCAATCTTGGATTCATCCGTGGGACATTCGACCTCTTTTTGTTCAAAACCGAAGCATGTTCCTGTTTTATCGCGATACTGGATCAAATCCACATTTTCCGGCGTTGGATAGACATAAATTTTACGCGAATCACCTAAAGTTGTATAAACGACAAAAATACCAATCGCCAAGCTAATCAAAAAAACGGGAATATTGATAAATTTCACCAGATCCAGCATTTTTATCTATTTCTATCTTTCTTTTGTATATTGTACCTGCACAAATAAATGACTACTATTTATCAGAGCGAATGTACCTCAAATACAAAATCAATAACGAACCATTGATTGCTAAACTTATCGTCCCTGAAATCAAAAGCGGATAATCCAAGATAAAATACCCATGAAGCAACCACAAAATATTGGTGAGTAATATCAATAGAATAGATTGGAAAGACAAATCTTTGACACTTTTTGTACTATATGTTTTGTATAATTGCGGAAACAATTGGATGCAATTTATGATTGGTGCTAAAGTTGCTATGAATGTGGTAACTATTGTCATTATACACCCAGCACGAAAGATATTACCTATATACACTATATGTCGTTTTTTATTATTTATTCCCCATGTCTCTTTCGGGTCCTGGATCCTTGCAACATTATTGTAAAAGATGGAAAGAATGGAATAAGAATTTATTCACGATTTATCAGTCGCCCATTCACATAGGTTTCGTTTTCTCGATAAATGAATTCTTTATGATAAAAATCGAAGCATTTTATTTCGTTATCAGTCGAAAATGTTGGAATGCATCCATCGGCAGAAAATGACAATATCCCCAAGGAAATTTTTTTGTCCGATAAACCTCTTTGTTTTCTATACTTATTTATTCCGTCAATCAGAACAGGCATAATTTCATTGTCCAAACCATCATGATCGTCAGACATTTCGTCACAAACATACTTCCCATAAAAATGTTTGCGGTTATTTCCAATTCTATAAATGAATGTTATAAACGGCATGAATAATATCTATGTTATTTTATAAGAATATACTTTTGTATTTTTTTCTCACAGAATATTATATAAAAATACGCGATGCCCGCGACAAAATGCATAAAACGAACCGCAAAAAAATACACATCCAGAAATTCTCCCCCCTTTTCTGCGATGGACTGCAAAAGAAAAATGAAGAAGGGAAAGGACGGTATGTATCGATCCAAACCCGATAAAAATAATCTCTATAAATGGGTGAAAGTCGTCAAAAATACTCTCAAAAAACGATAAAAAAAATGGGTGAAATATGTATTTAGCCATTTTTTGGACCAGGGACCAGGGACCAGGGACCAGGATAACCAATAAAACGATATAAAATTTTTGCGTTTATGAATCCAACCTATCCATGCTCGTTGAAAATATCAACCATACTTTTACAGATATCCTAAAATTATCCATTTTTTCCCATTTCAAAACGGGAAATCCCGTAGTAGATGCCATTTTTTCCACCCTCCTTTTGACCGCATTCACTTATTTCATCCAAGTCGTTTTCAATAACCCCCGAGGAGCATCGTCCGAACCCATATCACTGATCGATACTATTCGATCCACCTTTTACCGGAAAAATATGGTGATTTATGAAGGTCGTCAGAGTTATGTCATTGCCAAATATGATTCACAACCCATTATCAATATGTGTTGCACGGATACATTCAGGGCGCTTTTTTATAATATCTTGTCCAAGATTAATGCGTCGTCATCGTCGTCGATACACGAGATCAAAGAGTATATTACTTCGCGTGCATATAATAGTGCCACCGATTCTGATATGTATATTATTACCCAATCTGGCGCTTTTTTATACGATGCCCCCTTACAAATATACTGCTGTAGCACGATTATCACGGATAACGACGGCAAAGATGCGAGCAAAAATGGGTCAAAGATTATTACGGAGACAATCACGATCCGTCTGTTTTCCTATGTGAGTTCTATCGAAACCATCCAGAGGTACGTGGAATCGATCAAAAATCAATATTTAGCCACGATTGTGAAAAGTCGTAACAATAAACGTTTCATTTATACTTTGACCAAGACAAATTATAGTTCTGAATCCGAATCGCGATATGATTGCTGGAACGAACATGAATTCAAAAGTACGCGCCAATTTCATAATATGTTTTTCGAGGGAAAGGATGCGATTTTACGTAAAATCGCGTTTTTCTTGGACAATAAGGATTGGTATTATTCGAATGGAATCCCCTATGCGCTAGGAATCGGTCTTCATGGTCCTCCTGGGACGGGTAAAACATCCTTTTTCAAATGCCTGGCGAATATGACAAACCGGCATATTGTGGTGATTTCGCTGAAATTGATTCAAACAAAGAGGCAATTGGAGGAATTTTTCTTTGAAGACAGTTATAATGAAAACAATAAAAAAATGCGGATCGGTTTCGATGAAAAAATCATCATTTTCGAGGATATTGATTGTATGGGGGATATTGTTTTGAACCGTGCGTCCAAGAAATCCAAAAAAACGAAGCGTGAAAACGAGGAATCTGTATCCGTAAAAAAGAATCGGTTATGCGACGCGATCGAAAAATTGGCGGATAAGGACGATATCATTCGTACCATACCGGACGATCCAATTACCTTGGACGATCTTTTAAATTTATGGGACGGTTTGAGAGAGACCCCGGGTAGAATCATGGGAATTAGTAGTAATCATTATTCGGAATTGGATCCGGCATTGGTTCGTCCAGGGCGAATTGATATGACAATACATTTTGAGAATGCCACACGTAAAATTATCGATGAAATGTATTCACATTATTACGGGAGGAAGGTCGATAAATCCCGTTTAGCCAAGATCCGCGACCGATTTTATTCTCCTGCTGAAATCATCAATTGTTATGTTTTACACAAAGATTCGGGGGAGGATTTCTTGGACAGATTGATGGAAAATCGAAAAATCTAAATCGGAAAGGATAGGTCTCTCAAAGAGGGTGGGTGTTTTTGTATCCGCAAACTAAATATGTGTATGGATATACCTTAACCAATGCCGGTTGTTTTTCAAGGCCATTTCCAAAATTATCAAAATAAAGATAATTCTTTGCATGTATGATTGACTAGATAATAATAATGT